TTGTACGCTGACCCGGGAGTAGGTAAAACATTTCAAATCGGTACATGCGCTGACGATCCTCGTCTTGCTCCTGTGCTGCTTTTTGATGTAGAGGGCGGCGTCACAACAATCAGGCATAAGACGAACATCGATGTTGTATCGGTTCGTTCGATCCCTGAGCTTGAAGATAAGTACAATAAGCTGTATCATTCCATCCGTAGTGATGGAACGATGTACTATAAGACTGTCGGGATCGACACGGTTACTGAGCTAGCCGATCTGGATATGCGATTCATCATGAAGGAAGCGTATGCGAGGAATCCAGACAAAGTACATATCGATGTACCTTCGCCGCGTGAGTGGGGAATCAATAGAAGCCACGTTAGAAAGATCGTACGAGGTTTCAGGGATCTGCCTTGTCATACTATCTTCACGGCCCACGTTGGAACCGAACACGAAGAGAATATGCCACCGAAGTATTATCCTGGGTTCGCCGGTAAACTCCGACAAGAAGTACCCGGTTTCTGTGATATCGTGGGCTACATGTCGAACGATACGACTACGGGTGTCCTAGAAAGGAGGATGCAATTCCAGGGAACACGTAGAGTGGTAGCCAAAGACAGGACTAGCTCGTTGGGTGAGCTGGTCACAGATCCCACTATGAGCAAGCTTTGGGATCTCATCAGCGGAACTGTAACAGAGGAATAACTGTGTGGGATAACATCAAGGAAGCCGTTAACATCATTCTCTCCGGTCAGATGAAAAGAGCTGATGGCGATGGATGGACGGCTTACGCGGTGGGCGGTAATATTATCCGTGTGGATATCAAGACCGCTGATTACAGGATGCAAGAGCTTATCCAAACAAGTGGGCAAGATACGTCTAGCCCCGTACCAACAGAGACAGGAGAGTAATCAATGAGTGGCCCGCTTAATCTAAGCGACGCTGATATTTCTGGGTTTGAGCCAATTGATCCCGGTCGCTACAATGCAGAGATTTTCGAGATTACGATGGACGCCGTTAAGAACGTTAGCGGTGAGGGTAAGATGCCTGCTGGTACTCCGATGGTGAAAGTGCAGTTCAAGCTTACTGACGAGCCTAACGAGAATCGCCGCGTGTTCACGCAGTTCGTGATTCCGCCTAAGGAGTATGATAAGGCGAAGGCTAGCAAGATGAAGGGTATGCTTGCTCGCTTCTTCATCGCTACTGGTGACGCCGAGGAGACTGTTCTTAACAAGGACTTCGATCCTGATTTCGAGGATTACAAGGGCCGTCCCGTTGTTGTGGTTCTTGGTAAGGAGCCGAAGAAGGATCGCCAGGGTAACATCGTGGAGGGAGAGTACAACAATCCTGTCAAGGGAGTCAAGCCTGCCGGAAGCATCGTAGGTACGACTTCTGCCGGTCTGCTCTAGTCCAGGCCAAGGCGCTAACCATACGGTTTGACTCCGTATGCAAGCCTCCGAGAAGGGGAGTGGGTGCTAGGTGTTGCATATTCACCCGGTGAGTTAGCCACCGACCCACTCCCCGCCGCGATTTAAATGGATTTAAGCCAAGCTTCCACAAGCGCATTACGTCTAGATTTCTTCGATCTCCTGTTCGGGGAGGTCGAAGGCTATTTGTGCATAGCTGCAAAACGCAGGCAAACCACTGGTACTGATAGTGATACATTCCAGCAATGGTTCTTTGAATGGCCCGCAGAAAGAACCAAAGCTGAGGAGTTGATACTCAAAGCTGAGGATGCTCATGACGTTTATTTCTGTGTGAATTTGTTAGTCAAGCGTAATCGTAGGAAAGAGGATGTTCTACCTGAAACCGATTTGGTGTGGGCAGACTTAGATGGAATAGACCCCGAGACTTTAGATAAATTTCCGCCTCCTATCACTTGGCGTACATCACCAGGGAATTGGCAGGCTGTCTGGCGCATGAGTAGTCCTGTGCCTGCACAACAGGCAGAGGACTATTCACGTCGCATGGCATATTTGGTTGATGCTGATAAATCCGGTTGGGATTTAACTCAGCTCCTACGTGTGCCGATGACATATAATCTTAAATACGATCCACCAGCTTACATTGAGTTGGAGCGTATGTTGGAAATAACAGCTAAGCCTATGCTATTTGAAACGCTGCCAACTCAACAGATCAGAACAAGAGAGACAGCCCCGCTTCCCGAGATTCCTGAGAACTTGGATGCTGAGAAAATCATTCACAAATACAGAATCAAGCTCGACAACACATTTCTCATATTATTTTCTCGGGAACCGGAAGGTGATTGGTCAATAGTTCTTTGGCGATTCTTGAACGAATGCTTTAGAGTTGGAATGACTCGGGAAGAAGTGTTCGTCATCGCTTTGGAAGCGAGTTGTAATAAATACGCAAGAGATGGTAGACCACCAGAACATCTGTGGAGAGATGTACTTAAAGCTGGCGAAGGTCATGCTTCATATAAAAAGCCTATCATCAGCATGCCAATTCTCATGGAGAAACAACATTCACTGACATTCGTGGATGAATATAGAGAATGGGCATCGTTGGTTACTGATGCTATACCCGATTATCATAATCTTTGCATTCTTATAGCTTTGAGTGCGATTGTATCAGGCTCCGTCAAACTTGATACGGGATTTGGACAATTCACTCCTAATCTATGGGGAATGCTTATAGGCGACAGCACCATTACTCGCAAAACTACGGCCATGCGTCTTGTATTAGATTTTCTTCTCACGATGGACAAAGAATGGTTTATCGCTAGCGATGGTACTGCGGAAGGTTTGCTAAATGGTCTTGCAGCACGTCCGCACAAAACATCGATCTTCCATCGTGACGAGGTTTCTGGACTATTCGATAGTATGGGTAGAAAAGATTATATGGCCGGGATGCAAGAAACTCTTACAGCTTTATATGATTCTCCACAAATTTATACAAAAAAGCTCGCAAAACAAACAATAATAGTAGAGCGTCCGGCGTTCGTCATGTTGTGCGGCGGTGTTCCTGGTAGAATCATTGAATGTGTTGATGACGAATTCATTTATTCTGGATTTCTACCACGGTTTCTGATTTCGTGGGGTGAAGCGGTTTTTGACGAGAATACTTATAAACCAATGGGGCCTGCCGATCAATCCACTCTCAATATACGTCCAGAAATCTTCAACAAACTTGCTGATTTGTACGAAACTTATACGATGGACGTTGAGACTAAAATCGGTGGACAGAAGGTATTGATGCCTCCTGTCTATCGAGCGAAGTTAACTGAAGAAGCTTGGGATTTAAATGGTAAATTTGAAAAAATGCTTGTCTGGGAGGCACACAAAAGCTCAGTCAATGATCTTGCTTCTCCGACTATGGATAGATTGAGTAAGAGTATACTCAAAGTTGCGATTATTCTTGGAGCTATTCGCCAGAAACCAGATAAGGGTATTGTTACAGTCGAAGAACAAGACGTAATCAATGCTGCTTGCTACGTTCAGCCCTGGGGATCAAATGCAATTAGACTTATGCTGAATGCGGGCAAAGGTTTCAAGGAGAAACAATTGGATAAAGTCTACTTTTCAATTGAGGACGAGCCGGGTATATTCAGAAGTGATTTGATGAAAAAACATCGTCTAGATAAAAGAACAGCAGATGATATTCTCCTAACTCTTGAGGAACGAGGCATGGTTCGGAAAGAGAAGATTCATCGAGGATATGCATACTGGCCTGTATTTTAGGAGAACATATGATCTTAGGATTAAGTGGGTATAAAGGATCTGGCAAAGACACCGCTGCCGCTTACCTAGTGAAAGAACATGGGTTTGAGCGCAAGGCGTTTGCCGATCCTTTGAAGAAATCGGTGGCGGCTCTGCTTGACATTCCTTTCCATGAGATTGATAAGTTGAAGAATGCTGAGAACACCAGCGTTGACCTGCTTGTCAATTATGGGAACGTCGTGCAGACCATGACGTTTCGCGAGTTTCTCCAACGTTATGGTACCGAGTCACACCGTGATATATTCGGTGAAAATTTTTGGGTAGACTTGACCTTGCCTGTGCAGG